GGTTCGCCATCATTTTAATATATTCCATATCACCAAAACGAGGGTTCTCTTCCATCCGCTCTATTTCATCTAATTTCCTTTCATTTTCTTTTAACATAGCTTTTGTGAATATCCAGTCAATTTCATCATTAGGATTAAATTGGTTATGAATTTCCGCTGCTACTAAATACTTTCCCATCGCAGCTAAATTAGGAATAAATAATATAGCATCTTTTACTTGTTTGGATTGACGTAAATATATACCAGCCTTCCTTCCCGCCCGTTCCAAGTCACGCATATAAAAGAAAAACTCTTTATAATCCGCATTCTTCCACTTGCTAACATCTTGCGGAGCATCTAAAGTTTCTTTCGCTTTCAATATTATATCAGGAATTTCAGTCATATAATATAGATAGTCATAATAATCTCTATATTATAAATTGTCTATCACGGCGTCAACTTCGTCCTCTTTTATCGGTTCTAAATGTTTGGGCTTGTCGGCGACGCCGTGCTCTGTTATGTCTAACACATCTTTTTTCAACACATTATCCTCGCTGCTGCTGCTGCTCTCGCTGTCGCTACTTAATATAATTGGCTCTTCTCCGTTATTCACTCTATCAATCATTCCGTAATATTTCTGCTCTTGCTTCATAATCTCAATGAGGTTCTTATGGCTCTGCCGTAGATACAACTTTCGCTCGTTGGGATACATTGAGGTCTCAATACATTCTAAACCATCGTTATACTCGTGGATTAAATCCTCATCCAGAGTTTTGTGGTTTCGTGCTTTCGTCAATATATTCGTCAGTCGGCTATTTGCTTCTATCAGGATTTCCATCTTCCTATTAAAATCCTTAAATTTAATTAGTGCGGAGCAGGCGGCAATCACGGAAGATAGTAAGATTGGGACGAGCGACCATCCAGCTCCGTCCAATTTTAATTTCATCTTAATGCTCTCCACGCCACCTGTGATGAGGCTCATCAGTATAATCGCTTTGTTCCAATCATCGCTATTCCTCTTAAGCTGCTGGTGCGACAGAGCCACCGCATCCCTCTTGCTCTTGATATCATTTATTATTTCGTTCCTCTCATCTTTAATCATTATATATTAACAGATATGTTTTAGTTTCAGTATCATATTATAAGTTGCTGGGTTGTGAGCGGCGTGAAGTCCACTATCATCTCTTAAATTAATAGTGAATTCGCTACCTGACGGAGAGCCATATAATTTAATAGTAGGATTGTCTAACTTGGAAGCCCAGTATCGCATTGAGAAGTGTGAGCCACTATCCGTCCACTTATCAGTCTGTATGGTTTCAATAAATCCTATCACATTGGAACTCTGTCCGTAGCTGTTGGTGGTGGAAGCCACTTTGTAGCGTTCGCTGCTAAATGGGACTACCGCCTCCACAACCATCGCATTCAACACGCTCTCTCCCGAAGCCACGAGGGTCTTGTTGAGAGGGGATAAAAATGTGAACGACATTTCATATTCGCCGTGCGGTATTAAGTTCCAGTCAAACATATATTTTTTTTCGTTGATTGTCCCAGTCCCACTATCGCTATCAATGAAGATTGTGTATTCTTTTCCCATTATATAAAGTTGCTACATTATTATTTTACGCAAACAATTGTTTTGCCTGACCCCCGAGAGATTTGGCTCGCTCAATAGCCGACGAAGCAGCTGCCGCAGGGCTCATCCCCGAGTAAGACGACGGATTGCTCGCCCTACTCGCACTGCCGAGCAATGCCGAAGCACTCCCCGCCGTTCCACCAAGACCACCAACCGCACCACCCAGCCCAACCTTTTGTGCTAAAGCCCGAACCTCTGGTTTGGAAGCTTCCGCCGACACCTGACCCAGAAGATTTCCAGCCTGACCCAGTCCAGACGAGAACGAACGAAGAGCCGCAGGGGCTTTATTAAAAAGGGAGCGACCGACCATACCTGCTTTATTGAAAAGCGAGGCGGCTGGACGAATTCTGCTAAATAGACCTTTTGTGAATAAGCTCATTATACCTAATACAAATATTTTATTCTTCAGCAAATTTAATCCTATCAAATCCTTTGAAGAAGTCTTGATTATCCGTATTAATAAACAAATAGTTATAAGGCTTATCAAATACTCTTTTCGCTATAACCGATTGAAGTCCACGCACATTATCATCCTCCACCAACTCGGTGAATACATTGGATAGCTCGTTTTGACCGACCTTAAATAAAAAGATATTGCTGAATAAACGACGAAGTTCTTTCGGCACAGACATAAAGGTTTGGTTGAGGAAAAAAATACTCGTTCGCAAGTGCCTCCTGTTGAATATAAGTTCCTTAAACAATTGTAACGTTTCCTTATTTTTAAGGTAAGCACTCATATCATCAAATATAATAACATTGTTCTCGTCCTTATCAGTGGCTTTTATCCTCTCCACTACATCATACAAATCCTCAAATGTGAGCTCGTCAAACATCTTGTCTTTGCTATGCTTCTTGAAGATGTTGTTCTTAATACTCTCCCTGCTATGGGAAGGTTGAAATAAATAAACATTGGAATAGACTTTGTTTAACATCTTGCGACTACGCAACATACTCCACATCAATGATGATTTTCCAGATTTTGGCTTTCCTAATAGTAAATTGGTGGAGTGAGAATTTAAATATTTCGTCATTTCGTAGTTATCCAGTTTGGGGTGTAAACCCTTATCGCAAAGCATCTTTGTTGGCGGTAAATTTGGTTTGGGTAGTTTAATGATTTCCATATTTATAATGGTGTTATAAAAAAAAATTGCTTTCGTTTAAATAGAAAATAACTATAGTATATATGGGGTCAGTGTATTTATTAACCGATGGAGAATTATTTTATTATGGTAGCACGCAGATGACGTTGGAAAGGCGTCTCCATAGCCATAAGTCACCGACTAATGGTTGTAGAAGTAAATTATTAAATAGGTATAAATTGGAGATTGGGGAAGTGGAGTGGGTGGAGGATGTGACGCAGCTTGAGGTGCGTGAAAAATGGTGGATACAAAATAACGATTGTATAAACTACAAGACACCAGCACCAACTCGGGAGGAGAAACTGGCTCTACACAATATTCGTTCTAAACGATATTATGCTAATAATAAGGAGAAACATAAAAAACTTTGCGTGGAAGGAAATAAACGGCGTGACGCAGAGAGAGGGGATTATCATTGTGTTTGCGGGTCAATTATAAAGGATAGCGAAAAGTGGCGACATCATAAAAGTAAAAAACATATTAATTATATGATGGGGTAAATTATGGTGTTAAATATTAAATATTTTTTTTCTAATTCCTTACCTATACACGGACACTCATAACCCGTGTTGGGATATTAATGGAAATTATTGCGTCGTAGATACAATAGAGGGTGGAGGTGAAAGCAGCCGCCCCTGTCTGCGACGACGACAGACGGACATTAATCGGTGAAAGCTGCGACGAAACGCCCGAAAGCATAACAGCGTTGGTGGAAAGCTTCTCGGTGTTGACGCCAACGAAGTGCGACGGCGGAGCAGTGTAGATAAGAGCACCAGCAGCAGTGCCGAGCTGCGGGGCGGTGATGAACTCCTGCGGGGAGATAGAGGCGGTGGTCGTGTAAACATCGTGAACCTGTCCCTGTGCCTGACGGAGTTCGCTCATAATAGCAGCTTGGTTATTTTCACGTAATGGAGTAGGCGGAAAAGGAGTGGAAGCCACAAAAAATTGCGTGCTGCCTGTTGTGCCTGCGACAGCCATTGCTGCGTATGCGGCAGGTTTATCAGCCCAGTTAGTGCCGTAAGTGCCCGAGCCCTGATAGATGAGCGACTTGATGGACGAAAGGCGGGTGTTGAAAATTAAATCCTGTGTCTGCGAGGCAGTGACCGAAGTGTTGATGTTGTTGACGTTCCAGCCCTGCGACTTGAGGAGGATGTCGCCCTCCGCATTCGCCATAGAAGCGACGACGCCATCCATCCCCGCACCGAACGACACGAGGTCAAAGTTGAGCTCTAAATCCTCAAAAGTGATGGTGGGAGCGTCAGCGGCGACGTGGTTCTGGACGTAGTCAGCCACCGCAGCAGTGGTGAGCTGGATGCGAACTCCGCCCATTAGCCCGAGCGGCACGAGCTCGCTACACGACGAAAGTAGGCAGCCGAGCGGTAAAGCTACGCCAAAGAGCTTGGTAGTTCCAGCGGTGGCGTCGTTGGAGAGCTTACGACCATTGAGGTTGTTGAGGGCGAGAGCATCCGTATCATCACCCGCAGAACCACCAACCAGACCGAGCTCGGTCGCAAGTCCAATTTTCTCCGCTACATTCAGCTTGGTCTGGGCTATCATATTGTAGAGCTGTCCGTATGACTGGACGCTCTCAATAAGGTTACCGCCGACGATAGTCTCTACACGCTGTATCCACGACGCAGCGGGGACACCCCACATAAGGTCGCTCTGTCCGTCAGTGCCCGCCGCCACCTTAACCTTCGCACGGAGCGTGAGCGAACTGGGAACAAGGAAGGAGTGGGCTGGTAAATCAAACTGGATTATGTCGCCACCAGCACTAAAGGTCGCACCATTGGAGGGACGAACAATAACATTTAGCGACGAGGTATCAGCAGGGAGCGAAGCCATAGGCTTGTTGTAAGCGATTTCTTTTGGAAGCACCGACATATTATAATCTAATAGAATATTATAAATTTTTTTGCTAATTATTTTTATTAATTAAATTTATTAATCCATCAAATCGTCTAATTCGCTAAAGTTCATAGTTGCTAATTGTTTTTCAGTCTCTCCACGCAGTTCCTCCAGCTCCGCCGCCCTCATCGCTTTTTTATACTTATCATTCACGACCATCCCTCGGTCTCCACTGGGACTAAATTGAACCCTACGATGCGTATTTATAATAATACTAACACACCAGTCACCATTATTAAAATCTATTAAATTATCATCTTGGTCTCTCATCTGTATATCAATCTCCTCAATCCTCTTCGCCTTCATCAGGGTTTCTCTTCCCAGACTATTAAATATAGTAAGACCGAATGGTATCGCAGACACACTAATCGTATCCACTAATGTAGTTGTTTTTAATTGGCTACTATCTACGTTTGTTCCTGCTAAATTATCACTACTCATTTTAATTTTCGTAATCCCTAAAAAATTGGCTGGGAAGCCGAAGCTCGCTGCTGCTCCCGCCGTTGGAAAGGCATAATCCGTTCCCACCTCTCCACCCCACAACACATAACTCGTGCTTCCAGCCGACTTGATAGTAAAGTTCGCAGCCGCCTCTTGTAGATTAAATTTGCCCGTCACCGCATCCAGAGCAATCGTCACATTGGAAGGGGTAGCGGCATCATAAAGTTCCTTAAACTTTGCTCCATACGTATCCGCATTGTAATTCCCAATAGGCATCGTAATGCTAAACTCGGGATTGAGGTCGTCTCTGTCTATGCGAGTAACATTATTGAGAGCAGTCACATTATAAAAAGAGCTGGGGATTTCAGCAGACTGAACCGCCATCGTCATAAATAAATTATCCTTGCTCTTATCAATAATATTCACAAAATCAAAAAGAACACGGCTATTTTTAGTTCCATTCAATTTAGTAGCGTATTTAGAGTTTAACGATAATAATTTAGTGTCCTGAATAATGTGTGTATCCTCACTTATTAAATCAGTATTAATCATTTAATAAGTATAAATATTATTTTTCATATAAGCTATTTTGTATATCAGCAGTGTCTAAAACCTCTCTCGGGACTGCTCCATTCTTTTCTAAATACTCTACACACCGCTCATTCACTCGGTCACGCTTTTTCTTGAGGTTCTCAATACTTTTCATCACATTTTCCTTCTCCTCCTCCGTGAGAATGTTCTTGTTATAAGTCGCATACAGATGATAGGTGATTGGGTTATCGTAATCCAACATCGGGATTTCTGCGACGATGCGTTCCAGCGGAACATAATCATCGGGTCTCTCCACTTCCTCCGCTATTTGCTTTATTCTATCAATATCAGCCATATATATGTTATATATACTAATCTTTAAATAAGCTTCTGCCTTCCATAATTACGCCGCCACCTTGCGAGGAAGCACTCGGGAAGGGGTCGTTGCTTGGCTGGGACGACGGCATTTCTACGACTGACGACCGAGCAGGTGTCCTAAATCCAAAATCAAGCGGAAGTTGCGTCTTCATCATAAACGCCTCCGCATCCGCCGCACCCATCAACGCTCGTTCCGCTTCCTCGTTACGGGAGATTGTCTTTTTGATTTTCGCATCGCTCTGCCGAGCCACCGCCTTCGCCGCCGAGACATTCCGCACCTGCCTATCCGTTAGGCGAGCTGGTGGCGGACGTGCGTCGGTCATCGCACCAGAACGACCCGCCCACGCAAACGATTTGTTCTCTCTGGATGCGGTCGGTGCTTCCCGACGCATATTACGATAAATGCTCGGCTGGGCGTTCGGGGCGTAGGACAGGGTGCTGGGGTTGGTGACGAGCGGCTCACCGAACGGAGCGGGAACAATCGTGGGGTTTATCTGGTTGCTGGGTATCATCTGGTTTGGCTGAACGAACTGCTGGAGGTAACGACCCTGCTGTGCCTGCGGGGCAGCCGACTGACGGGGCGTGCCTCGTTTCTTCGGGCGACCACGCTTCCCACCAATCACAATATTCACTACCTGCTTCTGGGCTTGCTTCTGTTTCTGCGTGACCCTCTTCTTCGGTTTCTTCGCTACTTTCCGTTTAGGCGGCATTATACATTAGAACATTATTTTAACTTTAACATTATGTTTTTTCTCATAGTTCCTCACACCACCTCTTAATGTTGGAGCACTCCATAATATCACCTTACTCAATTCACTGGGAGCGTGGATGCTTCCCAGACCCTTATCATTACGATGCCTTGAGAGATACGCAGCCTTAACCTTTTCACGCTCCGCTTTATCTGCTAAATAGAATTCGCTATTTTTATTATTAATTAATGTGTAGTCACGCATTCCCTTCGCCCCAAAGTTGTGCTGGTGGTCGTATGGTTCGGGCATTTCCAGTCTATATTTTTTATCCTTGCGATTGCTTCTGTATAAATAAAAGGTCGGTTTCACCATTATACATACAGCCATTATTAAATAATTAATGTGGTTTTGTTGGGTATTCCACATTAATTAAATTACCGATAATGTTCGTTTCTAAATCGGTTTGTGTCTTCGGCAAATCTCGCAGTTGTTGGCGGTAGGTTTCCCACTCCCCCATATTCTCTAATTT